TGTTGGATTTAAAATTCATCACAAGGTAGTATTACATCTAAATGAAGAAAGGGCATCATTTAATAATGATGATTTTAAATTAGGAAATTTTAAATTAAAAAATATTAAAAACTTTAAAGAAAAGGTTCTTTATTTAAAAGGTCTTAATGAATTTAAAGATAGAAGATTGAGAAACATATTTAAAAAAAGATATTTTCAATTGGCAATGGCAAGACTTATGACTAATAAAAAATTTGATAAAAATAGACTTATGTCAAAAATTAATTCTCATCCTCATGTTTTAACAAAACAGGGAGACACAGAAGGATATGTAGATGCAATATTAAAGGTATATAATTTTGCTTCTAAAAAGAAAAATGTTCTTAGACTAAGAGATTTAATTGATTGAAATAGATATAACAAAAGACATGATTGGACAATGTGAGGCGAAAGCAAAAGACATTGGACGACTACGAAACTCTATAACAAAAGGGAAAGGAAACTTAGCAGGGATTGTAGGAGAGTATGTTACTCATCAACATTTAAAAGGTTCTGAATGGCAGAACACGTATGACTACGACTTGATAGAAAATAATAAAAAGATCGACGTGAAAACAAAACGCTGTTCTTCTAAACCGCGGGACAATTATGATTGTTCGGTGGCGGAAACAAGTCTACATCAAGATTGTGATGAATATATATTTGTGCGCATACTCAACGATCTGAGTAAAGCGTGGATACTAGGGCGCATGGACCATGACACTTTCTTCAAGAAGGCAAAACACATGAAAAAGGGGCAAGTGGACAAAAGTAATAATTTTACAGTTCACGCAAATTGCTATAACTTAACAATAAAGGAGTTAAATACATTATGAACATGGACAGACTACTACAATCCGTGAAGAAACACGAGGGCTACAGAAATAAGGTCTACCTTGATACCCTAGGTAAGAGAACCGTGGGCGTCGGGCATTTATGCGTGGAGGACTTTTGGGAGGATAATAAGGAATATGAAGAGAAATTCCTCCTAACCATCCTCGAACACGATTTAAAAAGCGCCATAAAAGCCTCTCAGAGGCTTTGTAGCAAGTGCCCTGATATAGATGACCTAGCAAAAGAAATCATCGTAGAGATGGTATTTCAGCTAGGAGAAACAGGTGTCAGCAAATTTAAGAACATGTGGAAAGCACTAGAACAAAGTCCCCCGGAATATTCTATGGCGGCGAGTGAAATGCTCGATTCACGTTGGGCAAAACAAACCCCGAATAGAGCCAAAGCGATGAGTGCGGAGATGGCGGGACTTGGCTAGACACGTTTGGCAGTGGTATTGGGACAGGGATTGGCTTGGTCGTAAATACAAGGCAATATACTTTGGTCCAAGGCTAGATTGGATGAAACTTTTTAGGAAAAAGAAGAAAAAGAAATGAAAATTCTCATACTTACAGGATTAGTCGCAATAATTGTTATACTAGCTTTTATCGCTTTGATGATTTATGCTATCGGGAAAGAATATTCTAAAAAATAACTTGATCCCATATAATGTTTAGGTGTATAGCTAGAAGCTTACCCCAAAAAAAAGGAGATTATATGACGGTGGAGGAATTGAAGGATGTTATTGTGTATTTACAAGGCAGAATAGAAGAATTAGAATCAAAGAAAATGTGTGAATGTGCAGAGGAACCTCCCGAACAGATTAAACCTACCGTGACATATGTAACGAATTATGATGAAGATGATGAATGCTTGACCTGTTCAGCCTAAATTCTATCATTTCTTACGCACCTTTAATTTTAATCTTATTCTTCTCCGGTTTCGTCGCTTTTGCGATCCTATTTTACGCCGTCCTTTATGCTTTTTTCTTTTAAGATCGGCTTTGCTCATTTCTATCTTGATGCCATTGCTGAACTCTGCCGCGCCAATAATCTTTTTCTTTACGGTCTAACTGTTCCCAACGAGCTTTTTTAAATCCTTCTTGATCAAACCTATATCGAAGACTTTTAGCGGGTTTATCGTACTTTGTTTCGTCAGACATTAATACCCTTCACTGGATTATCCATTGAAAAGTGTACATTAAATGCCATTGAACGTCTTTCCCCTTCACAACGAAAAGGATAGACTTGATGTGCCAGCCAACTAGGAAATAAATAAAAATCTCCCACTTCTGGTTTTACAAGAAAACTATGACGGGCAAAATGATTTGGAACTGAACCTATAAACTCTAGACAGCCAGCCGTCGGATGATGATCCTCTTTCTCATATTCTTCATTGAATTTAGGAGGAATCTTTAGAAAACAAACACCCGACAGGTTTGAATCATGAATATGAATCGGGTTGAAGTCCCCCGCAAACTGACTGACTGTCCACACACGAAACGATACGCTTGTCCCTTCTGGGAGATAGTCGGGCAAAACTCGTTTCGCATATTCCTGCGACACAGTCGCAAGAAACTCTGGTAAACCTTTTATTTCCATGTGGTTGACACTTATCTCTTTTTTAACGTTCCCGGCGAGATTGTGGGACCAATCTCTCTCTTTACTCAGCTTCTCATCATTTAAAATTTTATCTGAATATTTATTAACCGCGTCTAAATAGACTTGTGGTAATTTTGTTTTTAAAATACTTGGTCCAAAAGGTTGGTAAATATCAAAAGCTATTTGTTCTTCTTTAGCCATCAAAATTTTCCGGATTTTTAAAATCTTTTTCGTGTTGTTCCCACAAACGGCGACCTTGACCATAAGAATATTCCCATTCGGGAATTGTAAATTCTTTTGTGGTCCCGTCTGTATAGGACACAATCACTTTATCTTGTACTTTTCTTACTGCACTAACTATTAGCTGTTTTTTCATTAGTTTTCGCGACCGGTTCTGAAAAGTAAACTTCTCTTATATTTTTGATAGCTTCTCTTAATTCCACTTTCTTCAACATAATATTTTTTAACTCCTCTATATGATCTGCATGATCATGATCTTTACTCGTAATGTAAGCCGGTGCATTTGTTAAAAGCACCTCTTTAGCTTCAACTTCGGATAACTCTCCATTTAATTTACTCAAAACTGCTGTATATAAAGCTGATTTGATTCTTTTTTCACTGCTGTCCGACATGTCTATCTTCTCCATTTTTTAGTGTAGGTTTGTCTTGTTCTTTATCAACTAAGTAACGTATAAAAGATGCCATGGGCATATAATTTTGTTTTGCTATGAGCTTGGCTCGTTTATATGTGTCGATATTAATCGCGACAGATTTATATTTTCTAATGTCAGTCATTTCTTTCTCCTATATATGGTATGTTTATTCATACGTGCCCATATATATGGGATTTTAGATAATTGTCAAGGATTTAGTTTAAGTTCATATCTTTTTATTATTACTATAGTAATTCCAAATCTCATCTGATTTAAAAATTTCCGGGTACTTTTCAAATAAACCTAATGTTACAGTTAATAATTTATTAATATATTCTGGATCTACAGCGTAGTTTTTTAAACTATGAATAACTTTATATATATCTACGTTATCCTCTACATATTGTTTAAGACGAACATCTCTGTATTCTGCAAATGCGCTAGAAGAATTAAGTAAAGCGATATAATCAGCTACGCTTTCACATCTGTTACCATACATCTTTAATATTACATCACTATCAAGTGATTTTATATGGGGTTCTGTTTCGTCTGTCTCAATAATACCATAAAAATTATTCGCCTCAGTGGCAAATCTAGATTGTCCCCAATCGGATTCTAATATAGCCTGTGCTACACTTATTGCAACTATGACTCTGTACCGTGGTTCGATAACAGCGTTATTTAGTGTTGTACACTCGGCAATTCCTTGCACAAATTGATCGCGCGGATTTATGTCATAATTAAAATCAAAGCCATTTAATAATGGATTACATAATAAAAATAATGTGGCGCATAGTTCTTTAAACATCGTCGTCCTTCTCTATAAATTCGTACTCAACACCTAATCTTACCTGTTCTTTACTTCTTTGTCTATGAATACGAGTGCCCGGTTTCCAACTTTGACGGTATGATGTCGTTTTTACATCTATTTTTCTAACCTCACCCGTTTCTTGATGAACTAAAACCATGTCAATAGGCCCTTTAGGGGACACATTTTTAAAGACATGATACCCCTGTTTAAGAAACTTTACAACAGCTATGTGTTCGCTAATATCACCTGTTCTTTGTTTATTGTCGCTCACTTCGGATTCTTTCTTCTTCCACACGATGACAATTTGCACATAAGATAATACATTTCTCTATTTCTTTTTTTAATTTTTCTTGTTGTTTCCAACCTGTTTTCCAAACTCTAGAAACCTCAATAGTTTTTTCTTCTCGGTTTATGTGATGAAAATCTAATGCCACAGCGTGTTCTTTGCACCCGCAATGAGCGCAACCACGTTCTAATTTATATTGATCACATTCCTCTTTAATTTGATTATATATTTCTTTTTTTCTTTTCTTTTTTCTTTCTTTTCTTTTTTCAAAACCTTTTGGGCTTCTCCACATTTCTTTATAGTATCCATTTTTCTGCACTTTTTTTATATAACAATCAAACACATATCCATCTTCTCTTACTTCACCATATTTAAAAGGTTTATTTGTTTTTGGATTAAGTCTTTTCATTTCTTTTTTATCTCGCCCCATGATGGTCCTATCTCCGCGTCGACTTTTAATGGCACCTTTAGTTCAACGGTATTTTCCATTACTTCCTTGATCCGTGTTGCCTGTTCCTTGCTCTGAA